ATGGGTTCAACCGGACGCATCGAACACCGGCGCATAGAATACGATGCTCTGCCCTCGCAAAAGGCTTTTCATGAGCTGACCACACGATTCAAAGGCTTCTCGGGGCCAATCGGGAGCGGCAAGAGCCAGGCGCTGTGTCAGGAGGCCATCCGGCTTAGTTATCTAAATCAGGGGCGCTTAGGTTTACTAGGCGCCCCGACTTATCCCATGTTACGCGATGCGACGCAGGCGGCACTGCTTGAAATTCTGCAGGCGAACGATATCCCCTACGAGCATAATAAGGCCGAGAACATGCTGGTCTTCACGGATACAGGATCGCGGATCCTATTCCGGCCGGTAGACGAATTTGAACGGCTACGCGGCACCAACCTGGCGTGGTTCGGTCTGGATGAACTGACCTACACGCAGCAGGAGGCATGGCTGCGGCTGGAAGGCAGGCTACGCGATCCGAAGGCAACGCGGCTGTGCGGCTTTGCGGTCTGGACCCCCAAAGGGTTCGACTGGGTGTACAACAAGTTCATCGTGGATCCGGTAAAGGGATACGCCGCGATACAGGCGAAGCCGTTCGAGAACCGACACCTGCTAGACAAGGTCGAAGATTTTTACGACCGGCTGAAAGAGAGCTACGACGAAAAATTCTATCAGCAGGAAGTGCTCGGCTCCTATCTCAACATGGAGGGCGGCCGGGTGTACTGGGCGTTCGACCGGACAGCGCACATTCGGGATGTGGTACCAGATCCATCGCGCCCGCTGAAATGGGCGCTCGACTTCAACGTGGACCCGATGAGTTCGGTGATCGTTCAGATCGCAAGGGACCAGGTGCGGGTGGTGGACGAGATTGTGATTCGCCGGGCCACGACCAGGCAGGCATGCGAGGAGTTTCTGAAGCGCTATGCGAGGCACCGGGCCGGGGTCGAAATCTATGGGGACGCATCAGGCAACACGAAGCAGACGACGGGGTCAACGGATTACGAGATGTTACGCGAGCATTTTGCGGTGCACTCGAACCTGCCGGTCAAGTACAAAGTTCCGAAGGGGAATCCGCATGTCCGGGACCGCTGCAACTTAGTGAACCGGCAGTTGCGATCGGCCGCCGGAACGATCGGGATGTGGGTGGATCCGAGGTGCAAAGAGCTGATCAAGGATTTCGAGCAGGTCAGCTATAAATCGGAGACTACCGAGGTGGATAAGGATCGGGACAGAAAGCGGACGCATTTATCGGACGCGCTTGGGTATGTGATCTGGCAGGAGTGTCAGCCGGTTCCTCCGAACGGACCGCAAGATCGACCACTCATGTGAGCAGGTGAAGGTGATCGAGGTCGAGGGTGCAAGAGAGAGCTACTGGCGGCAGGGATATCGCCCTGGAAGCGCCGGGGCAGATGGAAGGTTTGTGGAAAAGCAGGACGGGCCGCAGGTGAATATAGCGCGGCGCGACCGCAACCAAAATGGTGAGGCCATTGGGAAGCTTGCGAGAAAAGCTGAATTGGCCGCAGTGGACGCGGATTAGCGCGGATAACACACATCGCTACGCGGAATGTGAAGGTCGTGTGGTGCAGATTGTCGGGGCGATCGTGTGATGTGCGGAGTGCGAAGTGCGAGGGCCGCAAGTTGAAGCCTGCGCGAGTTTTCACATTTTTGCTTTAAGCGGTTAGTACAGACGGAGAGAAGCGAGTAGGGGAATCATGCAGAATATCAACCGGGAGCATCCGGAATACATCGCTTGCAAAGCGATGTGGAAACAATACAAGGACCTCTACGCGGGCGGCGAGCGGTTACGGACGAGTGCGTCAGATTACCTGGTACGCCGGCAACGCGAGCCAGCGGAAGTATACCAGGAACGGCTCAACCGCGTATTTTACGAGAACTACATCGGGTCCATCGTGGACTGGTATGCGGCGACACTGATGCGCCGCGAGCCGATGCTGCAGTTCGAAGGAAATGACACCGGAGCGAAGAACTTTTACAACGTGCTCTCGGACGATTGCGACCTGAAAGGGACCAATTTGCACGAATTCTTCCGCCAGCGGTTCACGCAAGCGCTGGTGTGCGGGAAGAGCTATACGGTGGTCGATTTCCCGAGGGCCGGCGGACCGGCGGTGACAAGAGCTGAGGAAGACGCGAGCGGACGGTCGCGGGCCTACCTTACCGATTATTCGGCGGACGAGATCATCAATTGGAATTATGATCCGGCCAGCGGCCTGGACTGGGTGGTGATCCGGACGAGTTGCCTGCAGCACTCGAAGGTGACGGATGCGAAGTGGGAGAAAGAGACGCGGTGGATTTATTACGACCGCGAGGGTTTTGAGGTATACCGGAAAGCCGGCGAGGGGAAGGCCATCGAACAGATTGACGAAGGGCGGCACGGACTTGCAGGATTGCGGCGCGTCCCGCTGTTCGAACTGAAGGTCTCGGACGGGCTATGGCTCACGAATAAAGCCGCGTTGCTGCAGATGGAGCATTTCAATAAGTCCAACGCACTTTCATGGGCCTTGACGATGGGACTGTTTGCGATTCCGGTGATTTATTCCGAACGCGAGTGGAATCAGATCGTGGGTGAAAGCTACTACATCCAGCTGGGAAGCCAGGACCGCTTCGGGTGGACGGAGCCGGAGGGAAAGGTTTACCAGATTGCCGCGGACAACCTGGTGCGATTAAAGGACGAAATCTACCGGGTCTGCTATCTGACCAGCCAAGCCGGAACTGCAACGGGCGGCGAGCTGCTGATGAGCGGCCTGAGCAAGCAACGGGACTTCAGCGTGACGCAGGAGGTGCTGCGGGCATACGGAGATACGGTGAAGGACTCGATGAAACAGGTGCTCCGGGCGATCGCGGCGGCGCGGCAGGACAGCGTCTCGATCGATGTTTCGGGGATGGACGAGTTTGACATCGGCGATTTCAGCAGCGAGTTGCAGGATGCGAGCAATCTGCTCAAGTTGGGGATCGAGTCGGAGACGCTGAAGAAGCAGGTCTTCAAGAAGCTGGCGTTCAAATACCTGTGCGACGCGCGGCAGGAAATCAAGAATCGAGTGGCGGAGGAGATCGACCGCCAATAAGACGACGGAGCCCGGCAGAAAATTCAGGAGGTATATGGAAGGAATCGACATTCAGGCAATCGTACGGCAGGCGGTTCAGGAGTTCGTCAAGAGCGAGCAGGACAAGAGCGTGCCGGCGCACAAAGCCGAGTTACAGGACGAGCGCAAGAGGCGCGAACAACTGGAACGCCGGCTGAACGAACTCGTGGAAGAGAACAAACGCAGCCGCAAGGCAGCCGAGGAAGCGGAAAGAAGTTCGGCGGTGAGAGGCGAGTTGCAGCGGCTGGGCGTGGGGAAGATCGACCTTGCGTACAAGGCGGTGCAGGAGGGGATCGTGCGGACAGAGGACGGGCGGATGGTTGCCCGAAGCGAATCCGGCGAAACGCCATTACGGGATTACCTGACCGCATTCGTGAACGAGAATCCGGAATTTCTCCCGGCGAGAATCGCTGGGGGGACAGGGATGACGGCCATCCTGAAAACGCCGGCGGCAGTCCGGGAGACAGTAGACCTGGAGCGAATTCGTCCGGGTATGAGCGCCGAAGAAATGCAACGGGTACGAGAGGAAATCGTGCGCGTGGCGACGCAGACCCTGCGGGGTGTGTGAAGAGAAAGAAAGTGAAGGAGAGAGACACTTGGGAGCAATTACTTCGAGTAACGTTGCAAACGCGATCGTAAAGCTGGTGGCAGCGGACGCGTTGCCGGTGTTGGTGGGAAACCTCGTGATGGGGAACCTGGTGAATCGCGACTATGAGCCGGTGCTAGCTCAGGCCGGCGACACAGTGAATGTGCCGATCCCGCCGACGATGGTGGCGAACAATATCGCCGAAGGCGGAACGGTGCAGCCGCAGAATCCGAGTCTGGGCAACGCGCAGATCGTCCTGAATACGCACGCCGAGGCGACATTCCAGATTCCGGACATCACCAAGGTGCTGGCGGTACCGGACCTTCTGAAGATTTACATGGAGCCCGCGGTCGCGGCGATCGCGCAAAAGATCGAAGGCGATCTCTTGAATCTTTACGCGGGATTCACGGCGAACACGCCGGTGGGAACGCCGGGAACGCCGATCACGGAGGCGACGATCGACGCGGCGGAAACGGCGCTTTTCCTGGCGAAGGTGCCGGCAAGCGAACAGAAGTTCATGGTGGTGGACGCGGCGACATATTCCGCATGGCGCCAGATTCCGCGATTCAGCGAATTTCAGACTGCCGGAGATGCCGGCCTGCGATCGCTGATCGACGGCAGCGTGGGAAAGATCAAGGACTTCTTCGTCTTCCGGTCGCAGTTCGTGCAGAAGACGGGCAGCAGCCCGGTCACGACGCACAACATGGCATTCACTAAGAGCGCTCTTGGCCTGGTGATCCGCCGCCTGCCGCAACCACTGCCTGGAACGGGCGCGATCGCCGAGTACGCGGAACTCGGGAACTTCGGCATGCGAGTGGTGATGAGCTATCAGCCGAACACGCTGGCACAGCAGTTTACAGTAGATGTGCTTTACGGATGCGGCGTATTACGGAATGCCGCCGGCGTTCAGGTCAACACCTAGATCAAATAATAGCGAGCCGGGCGCCAGCAACGGAGAGTCGCCCGGCTCCAACGAAAGGGAAAACATGGACCTACAACTTTACTACCAGAAGATCCGGGACGCGGAGGCGCGGATCGCGGAAGAATTTCCGATCGTGGTGAGCAACGAGACACCGGACGGCGGCAAAGGCGGGGCGAAGGCGGAGGTACCGCGGCGGATCGCGGCGAAATTGATCGTGGAGGGCCTGGCACGACTGGCCTCGGCCGAGGAGTCCAAGACGTTTCGGGATTGGATGTCGGAAGCCAAGCGGGTGGCGGATCAGATGGAGCAGGCGGCGAAGGTGCAACTGACGGTGCTCTCGACCGCAGAACTCACCAGGCTGAAGGGCCAGGCGCGCGGATCGAAAGACTAGATAAGGGATTATGGCTCTGTTCACGGATGGCGAAATTTCGAGCATCGGAGACCTGCAAGGTTACGACACGCAACTGCTGGAAGTGGCCAACACGGAAGGTATCGACGTAACGCGGAAGCTGCAATTGGCGCAGGACGAGATATCGGTAGAGGTGGCGACGCTACTGGGGAGACTCCGAGTTCCGCAGTCCGCGGACAGGGTGGTGGTGACCGCTCCGCTCAAGCTCTGGCATACCTTTCTCGCGCTGGAGCTGGTGTATCGCGATGCATACAACAGCCAGTTGAACGACCGCTACGCGGGCAAACGCGATGAGTTTCACGGAATGGCGAAATGGGCGTACGAGAAGGTAATTCAGGGCGGCCTGGGGATCGCGAACGATCCGGTGGAGCGGGCGACGACGCCTGAAGTCCAGGTATGCGCGGGGGGCGTTCCGGATGGGACCTATTACGTCGCGGCAGCCTGGGTTAATGCCGGCGGCGGAGAGGGCGCAGCGTCGGTTCCCGCGATGATCGAGACGGCGGGCAGTTCCTTCTCAGTACGGGCAAATGCGAGCCGTGCGAACGTGAAGGGCTGGAATGTGTACGTGGGCACGGCGCCGCAGTCGCTGATTCAACAGAACAACGGACCGCTCGACACGGACGAGAGCTGGGCGCAGCCTGGCGCGATACAGACCGGCGGCAAGCCGGCGAGTGGCGGACAATTGCCGGACTATCTGCTGGCGGTGCCGCGCCTGATACAGAGGGGCTGATGACGACTAAGATCGGAAGCGCGGTAACCAGCAAGGTAGTGCAGCGCATCAACGGCCCATCGGGCGTAAATGCGGCGCTCGGGGCGCTTTCTCTGGGGGATGGCGGGGGTGCGGGTCTGGTAGATTCCGCGCAGGTGCGGGCACAGAACGTTGCAGCGGATCTGGCGGAGCGAACTGCGGGTGTCAAGTATCCGGCCGTGAACGTGTACTGCGAGAAGATCGTGAACGACTTGCGCGAGAAGTTCCGACGCTTCGCCGGCAGCGTACGAATGGCGATCGAACTAAGGCAATCACAGGACCGACTGGAGGGAATACAGGACCGGTTGGAGTTGTACGTCGATGCAACGATGGAAATGCTAAACGGGAGCCGGGGCGACTGGGGCGAAGGAATGTTCTACGGGGGCGAGTACGAGGTCTCGTACGGGCCCGTGAAGCAGGGCGGAAAGAACTTCACGCAGGTGGCGAAGGTGACCTTCGAAATCGGAGTGAGCAAGGATTAGCATGGCTTCATATATTTCCTCCAACGCGAATCGCTTTTACATAGCGCTGGAGAGCAGCTACGGCAAGGTGGACGCGATAACGGCGGCCAATCGGATTCCAGCCGTCAAACTGGCGATCCGGCAACAGGCGGACGCAGGGATCCGACGGGACAAGACGGGTAGCCGCACCTTCGCCGGTTTGCCGACGGGAGTGCGCCGGCGCACCGAATTCGATCTGCAGACTTACCTGACAAGTTGGGATAAATCGACGGCGGGGCCTGGGTACGGGCCGCTGTTCGAAGCAGCGCTAGGCGGATCGCCGCAGCGATTTGCCGGGGGAACGGCGGCATCGAGCACGGCAGAGGGACGGCTGACGTTTTCCGCTCCCCACGGGCTGAGCGCGGGACAGGCGGTTAGTTCCGGCGGGGACATCCGCTTCGTGGCAGCGATCGCAGACGCACAGACGGTGCAACTGAACGCTCCGTTCCTCGCGCTTCCGGCGGCGGGCACCACGATTCCGGCGGCGATCACATATACGCCGGCGACCGAACTCAGGAGCGTGGGAATTTTCGATTACTGGAATCCCGCTACGGCGGTACAACGCGTGGCATACGGAGCGGGCGTAGATCAGATGGAGATCCTGATCAACGGGGATTATCACGAATTTCACTTTAGCGGCGTGGCCAAGGACTTGATGGACAGTTCGAGTTTCGAGGCCGGCGCGGCGTCGCTACAGAGTTTCCCCGCCGAGCCGGCGTTAGGGAATTTCGACTATTCGATCGTGCCAGGGCACATGGGGCAGGCATGGTTAGGGGTTTCACCTTCGCGCTTCTGCACCATCACCAAGGCAAGGATCGTTTTGAAGAATGCGCTCGAGATGCGCGATAAAGAGTTCGGCAGTTGCACGCCGCTCGGGATCTCGCCAGGGCAACGAAGCGTGACGGCAGCATTCGACTTGTACAGCCGGGATGACGAGGCCACGACCGAGTTGTACCAGGCGGCGCGTCAGCAATCGCCGATCAGCGTCATGTTCCAACTTGGAGTAGTCGCAGGACAGATGATGAGCGTCTACCTCAAGAGCGTGGTGCCGGAGGTTCCGGACTTCGACGATGGAGACAATCGTCTGCAATGGCGTTTTCGGGCGTCACGGGCACAGGGGACATTGGACGATGAGATTTCTCTGGCGTTCGCGTAGCGACGGCGCGGCAGGTGCCGCGACGCGCTTTCTCTTCGAGAGCCAGACGACGGTGGAATCGCTGCTATACCCGGGCGTGAAGTTACGGATCGCGCGGGTTTCCTTCGCCGGGCGCCTGGAGTTGATGCGCCGGGTGAGGGATCTGGCACAGCGGACGGAATTCCTGAAGGCGGCGAAGGACCCAGCGGAAAGGATTGGGGCCGCAGTTCTGCAGGCGGAGATCGATCAGCTTTACGTAGCCTGGGGCGTGAAGGAAGTGGACGGGCTTGTGGTGGATGGCGTGCCCGCCGGTCCGGACCGGCTCGCCCATGGCCCCGAGGGCCTTTTTCGAGAGGCGCTCGCAGCGGTGCGCAGGGAGATCGGGCTGAGCGAAGAAGAACGAAAAAACTCCTAGTCGCCTTCCATTTTCAATTTGCCAACCAGGCCGGTTGGAAGTGCGACGATTGCCGGAGGTCTGGCCTGGAAATACTACGCCGATGCGGGTGGGTGGAGACTCGCCCGGAGAGACACACGCCGCCGGTCTGGGTACGCAAAGGGGTGTCCCTGGAGACGTGCCCTAGATCGTACATCACAGGGGAGAGCGAAGCCATGGTTGAGGAGTTCTTTGTAGTTAAAAGGGTTGGCGGTCTTCCTTTAGGAGAATTGAGCGCGCGGCAGGTCGAGGGATTCCTGATTCTGGAACGGGCGCTGGCACAGGAGATTGAGGATGGCCGCAAGCCTACAAGACGAACTGTATAGGAACTTTCTCGAGATTGCGGGGCAGCAGGCGTCGGCGTTGTCCGATGTCACGGGGACTTTGAACGACGTAGCGGCGCAGGTTCGCGGAGGTAACGCGGCGATGCCGGCGGCAAACGATAGCCACGAGGCGACATCATCCGACGACCAAATGATGCTGACCGACGTTTTGGCTCAGGTTCAGGAAGTACGCTCCAACGAGCCACCGCCAAACACGAGGACCACAGGATCGACATCGGGCTCGTCGAACAACTCGGGTGAGGGCACGCTCGCCTCGGTCGCCTCTACAGTGCTGAAGAGCGGGTTCGGGCTGGCGCCTTTGATCACCGGATTGGTCAGCTTATTCGGCGGGGACGATACACCGGCACCGGCTCCACTCGTGAAGTACGCCCTGCCCCCAGCAATCGACTTCGAGGCTGCCGAGACAGCCTACGGTGTCGGCGGTCTGGATTACGACCAGGCTGGGATGGCGAGGGTCTACCGGGCGGGACCCGCCGCCGACACAGCAGCGGCATCCGTCAACGGCGCAGGTGCTTCTGCGAGCGGGGGAGCAGCGCCGCAGATCACGGTGAACGTGCAGGCGATGGATGCCAGGTCGTTCCTGGACCGGAGCAACGATATCGCACTCGCGGTGCGAGACGCGATGTTGAATATGAATGCGATCAACGACGTAGTGGGCGAGCTTTGATATGGCGACCTTTCCGCAGTTGAAGACCGGGGCTGTGGCTCAATATCCGATCGCGCGGCAGGAGAAGTTTCGAACTCAGACGGTGCGGTTCCTCGACGGAAGCGACCAGAGATTCCGGGACCTGGGGGGAACCGCGAAGCGCTGGATAGTTCAACTTCGCCAAGTCGACGAAAGCGAACTCGCAGCGATCGAGGAATTCTTCATTCAGAATCAGGGAGCGTATGGCAGTTTCGCGTTCACGGATCCGTGGGACGGGAATGTATATGACGACTGCAGCCTGGAGGCAGACGAACTGAGCGCAACGACAGCTGAGGAGATGCGTTGTATGACGCAGCTTGTCGTGGTTCGAAATCGATAGAGATGCTGGTATATCCACAACTCGGGTCGGGGGCACTGAGCCAGTTCCCCGTCCGGAAGACACGCAGGACGCGAACAGTTATGAATCGCGCGGCGGATGGAAGCACAATCAAGCTTGCCGATCCAGCCGGAGTCATCACGGAATGGAATCTGAGTTACGCGGACCTGAACGACCAGGAAGCCGCGGCGCTCGAGAGGTTCTTCGAGTCAGCGGAAGGGTCGTTGAACGAGTTTACATTTCTCGATCCGACCGGAAATCTGCTGGCATGGAGCGATCAACTGGACAACGACGTCTGGCAGAAGGACCCGCTCACAGATCTGACGGGAGCAGTGAGCGACCCGCACGGAACCTCGCTGGCATGGCAGGTCTCCAACAGTGGAGCCGCAAGTCAAGGAATCTACCAGACGATTGCCGCACCGGGTGGATACCAGTATTGCCTTTCGGTATATCTGCGCGCCGACGCGGCGACAAATGTGCAGGTGTTGGCCGGTACAACGTCGGGCAACGAAAGCGTGACTGCCACCTGGAGACGCGTAACCTTGGGCGTTGCGCCATATGCTGATACAACATCGATCCGATTCGGGATCGCCGTTGGGGCTGCGAGCGTCATCGACATGTACGGCATTCAGGTGGATGCGCAGCCCGGTCCGTCTACCTATAAGGCGACTAGCCGCGGGGGCGTATACGAGGGCGCGCACCTACGGGACGATTCGCTCGAGATTACTAAAACCGGCCTCAATCGCCATTCCTGCGCAGTGAACGTAATTCATGCAAACCATCTTTGAGTTAAAGGAACAGGCGATCGCCGATACGCCGTTGCTGCTATTCGACTGCGTGCTGGTCGATGGGCGCACCGAGTCCTGGAGCACCCACACAGTAACAATCGACGGAGTTGCGTACGGCGCGCGGGTCCTGCAACACAACGTATTCGAAATCCAGGCGTCCTCCGAGCAGGGGGTGGATGGTGTACCGAAGGTCTCGCTCTTGGTGGCGAATGCCGACTCCCATTGTTCGGAGATCGAACGATCGACGGGTTGGAAGGGCGCCCGACTGACCGCAAGCCTGGTCTTTTACGACTTGCGAAATGGCGTGCCGCTGACGGGCGAACGGTCATTTTCCAGGGCATATGCAATCCTCCGGAAGAGATTCTCGAGGCGTCGTTCCGCCTGTCTGCAACAAATCGAATGAGCCTGCAACGGCTGTTGCTCCCGCAGGTACGGATCCAGCGCCGCTGCCCTTGGGAGTTTCCGGGGGATGCGGCACAACGGTCGGAAGGACTCGACGGCGGCAGCAATGGCAAATACTCGCGCTTCTTCCGCTGCGGCTACTCCGCAGACATAAGCGGGGGGGGCGGCACGCTCAATGGCGCCGCCCCCTTCACATCCTGCGGCTATACACGGCCCGACTGCGAGGCGCGGGGGATGTTCATTCGCTTCGGCGGAATCGAATTCGTGCCGCCGGCCATCAGCGTGCGCACCTACGGGGACAAGAGCTGGCACACTTCGGCGATCTCCGTCAACGAGGCGCGCTATAACGATTTCGTGCCGATGATATACGGCACGGCCTGGTACAATCCGCCAGTCGTATTCGCACGCAATGACGGCAACCTCACCAGAATGGAGGTCCTGCTCGGGTTGGGGGAAATGCAGGGCGTGCTGACCGTCCTCGTCAACGAGATCGAGATCCCGCAGGGCATCGCCGGGACAAATATGACCGGAACGGGCTGGTACAACATCCCGACGCTCGGGACGCGGGCGGGGGCGTTCAATCCCGACTTCACTGACGGTTCCGGACATCCCGCGGGAGACCCTTACGGGAGTATGGCCTACCTTTCCGTAGTGGTTCCGAACCGGATCAACGACGGACAGACGCTACCGCGTGTAGCGGTGTTAGCGCAAGGGCTGAAGCTACCGGTCTACACAGGCGACGGAAGCTACGCCGGGGAGCAGTTCTCGAATAATCCGGCGTGGGTTTTGCTGGACGTTCTTCGCCGCGCGGGCTGGGGCACATCGGAAATCGATGTGGCGAGTTTCGCGGGCGCGGCGGCCTATTGCGGCGAAGAGATCGGGGCGCTGGATCTGTATGGAAACACAATCTCGCTGCCCCGGTTTCAGTGCAATTTGGCGTTGCTCAAACGAAAGAGCGCAGGCGACCTGGTTCGGGGGATACGCAATGCCGCGCGGTTGCTGCTGACCTACGGCGCCAGCGGTCTGCTGCAATGCCGAGTCCAGAACTCTATGGCGCTCGAGATGCCGGCAAAGCCAGCCTGGTCCAACGCGGGTGAACCGTGGAACGGCGGGTGGCCCAGCTACGAGTTCGGGGATGGCAGCAGTGGATTTTCGGGGATCGTCCGCCGCGCGACGGGGGAGCCGAGCTTCCGGATGTTCTCGCGCAGTATCGCGGACACACCGAATCGCCTGACCGTGGAATTCCAGGATGCACTCAACGAGTATCAACAGGATAGTTTTTCCCTGGTAGATGCCGACGACGTCGCACGGAGCGGTCAGGAAGTATCGCAGACGCTGGCGGCGATTGGATTGGGGAACTTCGACCAGGCAGCGAGAATTCTGAAGCTCAATCTGGACCGATCGATTCGGGGCAACACCTACGTGGAGTTCGAGACCAGCGTGAAGGCTTTCGGCATCCGTCCGGGAGACCTGATCACGATCACATACCTGAAGGAGGGGCTGAATCGCGAGGCGTTTCGGGTGATGAAGATCGCGCCCGGCACGAACCATCGCGTAACGACAATCACGGCGCAGATTCACGACGATGCCTGGTACGCGGACAGCAATGGACAGGCCACCTCGGCGGGCGGCGCGCGCCGGCAGGGCAACGCGGGAATCGGCGTGCCGCGACCGCTCTGCGGCTCAATCGTGGACGATCAGGGGGGTATTCAGTTCGGCGTGGAGGAAACGGCGGCAGTAGGCGGCGATGGCTCGGTGCAAACCGATCTTACGGTGGCATTCATGGCGCCGGCAATCGCCCCAGCGCCGGGGCCAGGCATTCCGTTGCTGAGCCTTGCCACAACACTCGGTGGAGGCGGTTCACTGCGCGGAGGGCAGACGTTGTACTACGCGATTGCCGGGCTGGACTCGTCAGGCGACGAAGGTCTTCTCTCGTTCATCGTTCGCGGTATTACGCCCAGCGACGGTAGCTGCGTGACGATCACTGGGCTGAGCTTCTCACCGGACACCACGAGTTTTGATGTATACCGAGGCAACACCCCGGCGCAGCTATTTCGAATCGCCTCCAATCAGCCAGTGGCGACCCACTTTGTCGATACCGGTCTACCGGATCAGCTAGCACCGCCCATGGATGTAAACTTCGACCATGCAAATTTCTATTGGCGATGGGAACTACAACCTGAGGAGCCCGCGACAATCCACGGGGCAACATCGATCGGAAGCGACGGTCTTCACATGGTGGAGAACCGGTATCGGGGCATGACCGCACGCATCACACGCGGCGCCGGGGCTGGACAGGAGCGCAGCATTACCGCGAATACAGGCACGACGCTCACCGTTTCTCCGGGTTGGGCGATGATCCCCGATGCAAGCAGTTTCTTCGTGATCGCCGAACCCGGCTGGCAATTCGGGGCGTTGACGCGGACCAGTCCGGTAACATTCGAAGTACCGAACCGATCAGGTGAGACGGTACATATCTGCGGACGCGCGGCAAATGTGAACGATACAGAGTGTGCGGAGGAACTCTCGATTGTGACACGGCATCAGATCGGAGGGAGCGCGGCGGGCGATCAGAATGTGCCCGCCGCGCCCTATTTCGGCCTGGCTCCGGGACAACGAGGGGGGATCGTGGAGTTGAGTGGTGTATCATTCACCGATCTGGTCAACACGCAGACGATTTCGGCAGCGACCTTGACGCTGCATTACTGGGACGAACTGAACGACCTTCCGGGGCTCTCGCTGGCGGCTGCGGCCGGAGACGCCGACCAGGTTCTCGATCTCAACATTGCTTCCGCGGCTGTGGCAGGCAGTTACGCGCAGATCGATTCCGAAGTTATTCGCGTGGAGGCAGTGGAAAACGGGGGCAGCCGCTGGCAGGTCACGCGAGGCGTGCATTTGAGCGTCGCGGGAAACCACCAAGCGCAGACGGCGGTCCACCCGCTTCTCAACAAGAGTGTGATCGCCGCGTTCCCCCCTCAGTTTTTCGGCAGCCCCTATTGCGGGAATTGGAGCTATCCGATTACTCTGCCGAACGTACGCGTGGCAAGCGCCGAGTTGTTTGTAACCAACCGATTCGGCAATAGCCCGGTGCGAAGCGCATGCATGACTACGACCGTGGACCGCGGGCTTCGAACACTGTCGGGCGGCCAGTACTCGATCCAGGTAGACGGTTTTCTGGCAGTAGAGCAGTCGGCGGCTCCGGCACTAGCAGTGGAAGCTGCGCATTCGGTTCGTGATGTGTATGCAATTGTGGGAACCGTCGCGGATGCGCCAGTGCAGCTTCAAGTAAATGTCGACGGCGTTTCGTACTGCACCTTATCGATTCCGCCAGGGATGACGACCTCACCCGCCGCGGATGGAACTCTGCTCGCGCCACTCAAGGCTGGAGCCAAGATCACACTCTCGATTCTCGCCGTTGGACAGAGTTATCCGGGTAAAGACCTCACAGTGGTGATCCGACTCTGATGGCGGAACAACTGACCAAGCTACGGCCGGATCGGGATTTGCAGTGCTACTTTGAACGGCCATCGGCAGTCGCGGCGTTGAGCAGTGCGTCGGCCAAGGGCTTCACAGCGTCGGGATGCTGGCGTCAGCAATTCGATTGGGCGGTCGTGGAATGGACGCGTGACAACACCTTCGAACATGCGGCACTGCGCAAATTGCCGGACGGCGACCTCAGCGGAATCCAGTTGTCGTATGAAGAGGTCCGCTCGAACTGCATCCCCTTAGATTCGACGCTCTACCCCACAGTGGATTGGCCGTATTTACGAATCTGGGCAGACGCGGGCGGAGCGGAAACACTGTACAAAGTACCGTTGAAGGATCACGCGGCGGCTATCGGCGAATACGCTGCACCGACCATCGAATTTGAGTTGCAAGGTACTCCCAGTCCCGGAGACTACATTGAACTCGCGTGGCTTGACCAACATTTCAATTACCGCCTGGTCGCGGGTGACACCCTGGAGAGCGCGGCAGGGGCTCTTGCGGCAATCATTACGACCAACCAGACCACCGGCGGCGCCACGGCATCGGCAACCGGCGCTCAGATCACACTGACTTACCTTGGGATGGCCGGCAGCAACGGAAATCGCGTGGGTGTATACGGGACGGTTTACGGCACCGGCACGGAATCATGGTCTCCGGCGGCAGCTAGATTCACCAAGGGCGTATCTCCGCAGCGTTGGAAGATTGAAATCGATTTCAGTAATATCTGCGATGTCACCGGCGCTTTGGTTCCGACGAAGGACGTTCGCAAGATGCGCTGGACCTGGGCGGCAGACTTGCAGGACGGCGATTTCGAGCGCAGCGAATTCTCAGTCGTTGTGTCGAATTGGACGGTGAAGGGAGGCAATCTGCAGTACTCCGTGGCCGGCGCCGGTAGCCGGCGGATCGAAGATGATGCGCCCGAGGTGATCTTTGACGGCGCATGGAGCGCTGCGGATGGCAACTATTCGGGTGGATCGATTCACTGGAGTTCGACACCTGGAGCGCGGGCCCGATGCAGCTATCAGGCAAATGGCAACCATCTGCTCTTTCTGGGCACGAGAAAGGCGGTCGGCGCGGGAAAGATCGCCGTGCAAGTCGATGGCGCGACACCGACCACACTGGACCTGGCACTTCCGGCGGAGGACGTACTCGTCCGGATTCCGCTCGGTCAGTTCACCGGGCAAGCGGCTCATTCAGTCGTGCTCACTCACGCAGGCGCAGCAGGTACGTACGTCTACTTCGATTTCCTGGAGATCGTTTTCCCGAGCGCGGAATTGCCGGACTTCGCAGTCTCGAGCCAGGCGACACTGGCCACGGACTGGGACACCGATCACTCGATCGCCATCGCAGCGGAGCGAACGGGCTGGTTGATCGAAAAGCTGGGCTTCAGCGGCAGGGCCAACCACTATGCGGGCGCGATGTGGTTCTACGAGCTGTGCAGGCCAGGCCACAACTACGCATCCGGATCGATCACGTTCTCGGGCCCGCCGGAGTTCGGGAAGAAGACCCAGATCACGATCGGAGGCACTCCGATCGAACACCTGAATCTGATCGGTGACACGGCATCGAGTGTCGCGACGTGTTTCGCGCTATTAGTCAATGCCGGATCGACGGGAGTGCGCGCCACCTCGGAAGGCGCAGTATTGACGATCCGATCGAGAATGACCGGCGCTGCAGGGAATTCCGTCTCACTCGGGGCGCAGACCAACAGCTCCGTATTCTCTGCGCAGACGAGTGGCGATACGCTTTCGGGCGGAATGGACGGCACGTGGCGCACCGATACAACAGCCACGCCCAGAATCAATCGCGCGGCGCGAGACTGGAGCCGCGCCTATTTCCAGGCATTGAATGCCGCGAAGATCGACGCGACTGCAGCGTTCAGCATGGAACTCCAGCACGGCGACGACAGCGCAGAGGCGGGCTTGGCGCAGCGATACCCCAACGGCGACGCAGTGTGGCTGAATACCCCAGCGCTACAAACGAACTTCGGTCCGCAAAGTACCACCTTCTGGAGCGAAGTCTATCTGGAGATGGCGGGGCTCATGAAGGATGCGGGACTCCAGCCGTATCTTCAATTTGGCGAGGTTCAGTGGTGGTACTTCGCCAACACGGCGGGAATGACGTTTTACGACAGCTACGCAATCTCGACGTTTCAGGCACGATATGGACGGCCGATGCGCGTGATTACGAGCCAGAATACGGATCCCGCCGCGTTCCCTGAGGAATGCGCATTTCTTCCGGAACTCATCGGGCAGTTTACCGACGCAATCACGACCTATGTCAGGCAAACCTATCCGGACACGAGGTTCGAAGTGCTGTACCCGCCGGATGTGAATGACACGCCACTCAATCGCCTGATCAACTTTCCGTCGGCGCATTGGACGCCTGCCCGGCTCGATTCCTTGAAGACGGAGAATTTCACCTATACAGGAGATCGAGACCTCAATAAGGCGCAGCAATCCATTCAATTGCCTTCACAGCTCGGCTTCCAGCGATCGCAGTCCAGCCACCTGGTGGGGATTGGCGAATACACGACGCCATGGAACAAAGAGCAGCAACTGGCCGTGGGACAATTGGGGTCTGTGGTTTTATTTGCCCTGGATCAATTCTGCCTGATCAGTTATGCCTTGCCACTGGATCGCGGCTCCGGCCGCGCACAGTATATGGGCGGTAATTAA